AGAACAAGGTTATAATACGTACAATAACGCATAACAGGAGCAGTTATTTCCTATTATATAGGAAAATACGTATAATAGAGTGCAATCAGTTTTCCGCACAGATTCCGCACGATTCCGCACAAAAAAAGGGGAGAGCGAAAGCCCTCCCCGTTTCCATGTCTAAGTTGCGTCAAGTTGCACAGTTACTTGCTCAAACCTTCGCCAGCCCAAGCAGATCTTCCCATGTCTTCGGCCCGACAATACCGTCGGCTTTCCCGAGTTTCGCGCCTGCCTCGATCCGTGCGGTCTGGTAGTCAATGACTGCCTTCTCCGTGGCCGGCCCGAACTTCCTGTCCGGTTCCCCTTTATAAATGCCTCTGAATCCGAGGATCTCCTGCACCAGCAGTACGCTACTCCCTTTATCGCCGCGCTTTACCTGCTCTAGTTTAAAAGTCGTTGCCATCTCGTCATCCTCCTATTCTCAAATATATGCTGCTATCCGGAGCCTCCGGTAAAATCCACATGTGCTTAAAGACCAATTTCCCGCCCCACTCATCCGCAGGGACGCCGACGAAGGGCTGAGCGGCTTCGATACGGGGATCCGATCCTGTGTCATACTTGGAAATCGTCCGGCCGTCTCCGCCCAGGGAATAATACGTGTGGTTGACGTGCTCGGTTCCCATGTTGTGCGGCTCGCACCACTGTACAAAGCCGTGGTATCTGTATATGTCCTCCAGATCCGTGCTCTTCACAAAGCCGAGCTGTCCCATGCGGGCGTCGATCTGGTCACAGTTGAGCGGTTCGTTGATAAGTCCCGCCCACCAGAGTGCCCGGAGCATCAAGCCGGTACAATCCATTCTGCCGTCCTCGCCGACCGGAAAGCTCCTGTCAGTGGGCGCATAGTGGCAGCAGGCGTGTGCATGGTCGTAAGCCTCGCGGACTACTGCGTCAAGCTGTGTCTGTGTCAGCATGTTAATCACCTACCTTCAGGAGGACATAATCGGCGCTGTCTGTGCCGCCGTCCATGTAAAAGCGCACCCGCTCTTTAAAGCGGCTCCATGTCCAGTTGCTCCCGAGGCCCTGATCCCTCTTGAGCGGGGACGGGCAGTTCTTCGTGGTGATATCGCCATGCCTCAACACATGGTCGAGCGGTATCCCGTACTCCATGCAGACACACGCCGCGAGCTTCGCCGCCGCCTCCTGAGTCGCCTCCGTAAAATACCAGGTCTCAGAATCATCATTCCTTCCGGATGCCGTGTATGTGGCGCACTCGACGCCGATCGTGTTTCCGTTCCTTGCGTCTGGATGAATATACGAAAAGCCGCTGGAAGCTCCGACATGCCAGAGCTTATCCGTCACTTCCGCCGCCTGATAGACGGTGCCGTCCTTGGAGACGTAAAAATGCCCTCCGTACCCGCCGCCGTAAAGGTACGGATTTTCCCCGTTCACGCCCAGATAATGGATAGCAAAGTATTCATGGCTGTTCGCGTTGTGCTGCGGAACCTGGTATTCATTTTCCGCTATGATGTTGTGGAGCTCGACACCGAGCGCCGCCAGTCTGTCACGTAACGACAAGATAGACACACCTCCCATCATCGGAGATCTTCGTGAGATCCCACTTATCGATAAGGCTCATGACGTACCGGTCATACTCCGGATTGGTGCAGTACCCGCGGATCCTGACCTGTCTGATCAGCTCCGCAGGATCCTTGATTCCGAGTACGTCCCGGTACTTATAGGAGCCGTCTCTACGTTTTGCGTCCCGCATGAACTGACAGTAATCATAAAAGCAGTCCTGATAGCTGTCATATGTCCGGAAGACGTCCGTGATGTGGATCTCCTCGCCGTCCGGTGTCCACTCAGGAGTGACCTTGGTATGCGTCCCGCCGTGCCAGTAATCGGACGTCCACGTGTCATTCAGGAGCTCTGCCTTCATGCCGAGGACGTTGAACCGCCCTTCCTGTGCGAGGTCGGTCTGGCCGTATCCGGTCTCAATGATGCTCTGGCCTACGAGCACGCAGGCCAGATATCCGAATCTCTGCTCCGCATTGAGTGCGAGCGGGATCATCTTCTGAACGAATTCATTTTCCGTCATTGTCCTCACCGTCCAATTCCTCTTTAACCTTGCCAAGCTTTTTAAGCAGAGACTTCGGGAATCCCACGCCTGCTTTATCGAGATTTTCTAGTACGCTAATAGCCTCCATGATACAGATGTAAACACTGATCCATGTTGCGATTCTGCACTGAGCAAGCACCGGAACCGCCTGCTCAGCAATAAAGGCGAGCACTACGATAAGCAGTTCCCCGGATTTGCGATAGAGTCCGGTTCTCATGATAACGCTTTTCCAGTTGTTGTTGATCGTTGCCTGTATCCATCCCGTCACAATGTCCGCACCTGCGCCAATTAAGGGCAGTAAAAAGATCCAGTAGATGTGTGAGTAAGAAAAATTTGATAAATCCATGATGTCTCCTTGTGTTTAATTTTATGTTTTAAAGTGTCATTTAAGTTATATGGGTGAGTAACGAACTCCAATCTATGCGCTCCGATTGCACTGCTTGTCGAGATGGGGCTACCGTTGCTCCACACCGTATTTATCTGCCAGTTTGCATGGGACTTGAACCCATTTATCAGATCCCCATAATAATTTCTAGTAATCGTTTTATGCCGTTTCGTTGTTTATCACATTCCCGGCATCCACAAGCAATGTTGCTGTTGCCACTTTACCGCTTACGCCGTATACATAATTATCAAGCATCGCAACACTCGCTGCTTCTGTATTGGCAGGCTCTCCAATAAATACGGGGGGTGTATTCGAAAAAACTGTATTTTCAGCATTGATAACATTACCTTTTATCATTACTGGTGTAGTAACGCTGTATATATTAAAAAAACTGGCAAACGATACCTTGTACTCGACATCTTGTTTTCTGTTACAAATAAATGTGTTATTGATCACACTAACGTGCGGTAAAACACGCAAAGCAAGCACGCTAGTACCTGTGTATGTTTTTTCAGCATCCCACATAAAAACGTTTCCAATTATTGTAATCGGCGATGTTGTGGTAATTACTGCACACATCCCTCCATTAGGCGCAAAACCCGTAGTTTTATATGATACAAAATTATCATTTATAATAATTTCACTAAACGGTGTGCCAACCTGCTTTCCGGTAATTTGTATTGGAGCATACGTATTATCATTTTCATTTTCAATATCATTGTTTGAAATAATTAATTTACCAAGTGAATACAACGAACGCATATTCACATTGACGCGTTTGATTTTACTATTTCTAATAATATTATCTGGTAATACATTAAGATTTGTATAAACATCTATATCGTTAGTCACATTATATAATTGTAAAATTCTTGTATTATCAACAACAACGCCAGAAGAAATGGAAGAAACATTGCCTTCGATAAACGAATCAGATACCATGCAATTTAAAGCACTTCTAAAACCGATGCTTTGCAAATAACAATTTTCAACTCGTATACCGTCACAATGCTGGAAGTATGACCCGTTTGCATTATCTGTCATTGAACAGCCTATAAACCTCACATCATAAATACTTCCATATCCATAATATGGTTCCATATCAACAGCATGACCACTCCAAGTTAAATCATCTTCGGGTCGCACATTTTCTATTCGACAATTAAAAAACGTAACCCCTCGGCCTTTTCCAAACGTCATCCCGTGTCGTGCAGAGTGTGACATAGTGCAATTTGAGATAATATTCCCCATATAAAAATCTTCAAACTCTCTTGTTACAGAAGGCTGATTTATCTGTACACCGCCATGTCCAAAGCAGTCACCTTTCGAATCTCGCATTTTTATATTATCAACAAGTATGCGTTTCGAATCAAATATTCCTAAAAGTTGCGCACCATCTCCGCTTACAGTATAGGTATCCCGGTCACCTATGATTGTCCCGTTTTTAAAAATGACATCACTTGTATCCCGAATTGATACAGTTGTGAAATCTTTTATAGTATTTGGCAGAGTTTGTATCGTAGCACCGTTTAAATCAATATAAATACTGCCTTTTATTATAAGAGCGTATAGTACACTATTGTAAATAATAACCGTTTTGTCTTCCTGATATGGGACAACACCATATATTTTTGGCATAAATATCAGTTTTTTTCCAGTTTGAATGCAGTAGTTAATAGCCGACTGTATTGCAGGAGCATCATCAGTCACACCATCTCCTATAGCCCCGAACTGCTCTGGATAGACGAATGGAACAGTCCAATCAGCGAGTTTTGCCGTAGTAATGCTACTATCAACAACTGTGGTCGTAGCTTCAGGATGCGCATCAAGCCAATCTGACACCGCAGTTTCAATCACTGTCGGGTCAGGTTCGCCTACTGTAGTCCATTTTGTTTTTCCATTTCCAAGCGTCTGAAGCACCTGACCACTTGTACCATACTGTGATTCGGGTAAAACAGGAAAAGGGACAGCGTTTTCGTCACCAGTAGCACCAAATTCCCACTCCGTAACTTTTCCGTTTTCGACCATTTTTGCTTTCAAAGCTTTTCCGACATCTTCAGATGTAGCAGTCTGCATCTCGCTTAAATCTTCTTTTAAATTAGCGATTCCATCCCCCACCGTCTTAGCATCTGCCGGAATCCCCGACTGCGTGAGCGTCGTATCTGTTGATACCGCTCCATACTCCCCACCTGCTGTCCATGCGGAGCCGTCATGGTAGTACCACTTACCATCCGTCTTAAGTACATATATCTGGTCTGTATCGGTCATCTCCGACGTACTCGCCACGACAATCGGTGCTCCGGATGCGACCCTCTGAACCATAGCCTCAAGAATCGCGACCCTCTCCGCCACCGTCGGAGTGATCGTCTCGTCTCCCTCGTCGCTGTCGTCCGTATGGATCGACCCGAGCACGCGGATCTGATACGGCGTCGTGTGCCACTCTTCGACCTCTGTATCCGCCCGCAGGATGCAAAGAGCGCAGTTGAGCGCGCCCTTTTCCGCAAGGTCTGCCGCGAGCAGCTCCCAGTCATAATAATTTCTGATTCCGTCCGTGTCGTAGTAGGTCAGAGTCTTCGCTCTGACCTCGGTCTCTCCCGGGCGCTGATACATAACACGCAGGGCGCTGCGCTCATCAAGCGCGATATCTGTGAAGCCTGCCATAAGTGCAAAGCGGACAACATCGACGTTCTTGTCATTGACGACGAATGCACTTGCGTCAGAGACGGAAAGAGTACGCCTGACTTCATCGACATTTAAAATTATAAGGCTCATGCTTTACCCCTCCTCTTACACCGGGTTATTGATGTACCAGATTACGTAATTATAGCGGAAGTATCCCACTGCTTGCGACCTGTCAAGCCGAGCATGCACCCGGCGATTGTTGTCGATGTACGTTGCAATCTCAAGCACCTGATTTGTCCCGTAATCTCCATTAGTAATGGACACAACAACCTTTGTCTTGTCATACTGCGCCGGAATCGTCCAGATCGTGACATCGTTCGCGGTCGTGCCGTTCGTGACTCCGGAACCCGACTTAAGCACTGTCGGAAGCTTTGCGAGCGCGGCCTGCATCGCTACGAGCTGATTCGCGATCCAATCAACATCTGCCGAGATTGACCGCAGCGGAACCTGCACCTCAACGCCGGACAGTGATACACCCTCGATCGTAGCCAATGCGAAGAGACAATCGTCCTGTGTACCGCCCTCGTTCATGTCGCCTGCCGCGATGTGTGGAGCTGTCGGCGTCCCTGTGGTCGGAGCGCCTTCTACCACTACCCATGACGCGGACTCGATGCCGCTCGAATTCTTCTGCCATCTGAGCACGATAGCGTCAATTCTGTTGTATCCCTGCGTGCCGTTCGAGACCTCGACCGTCTCGACGGACCCGTATGGGATTTCAAAAGCGCATCCGTGATGGAAAAGAAGCCCGTCCGCTATCGAAATCTGGTTCGACCCTGTGACCGACGTTGCCATGCCCGCGCCGACGTTTGACACGACAAGGCTTTCATTTCCGAATATCGACCGGAAGATGTTCCGGTGCTGCGTGGACGTAAAATGATTCTGTCCTAATTTACCTGTTATCAGGTTCATAATTAGCCCTCCAAAGTGTACTGTTTTGTGAGCGTACCTTTTGAAATGGTATAAACAATATTTCCGACCGGAGCGGACGCCGTAAGCCCTGTAATGTAGTCCCTCGTGCCTACGATGTCGCCGACCTCGATATCAATGTCTAAGCCTTCCGCATCGAGCGTGAATTCCTTATGACTTTTCAGTTTCTCTAACTGGTCTCTTGCTGACTTCTCCAGTTCGACCGTATCGGAAGACGTATTCTCATAAAATGCGACAATTTCGTCCGCGCCCGTGAAGGTCTGCGTCTGCGAGATGTTCCCGTTTGCGTCCACGTAGAGATGGATCACGATTCTCTCGGAGAGATTGCCCTTGCCACCTGCCACGAGGTGATTCACGCCGTTCCGTACATCATCAAAAATGAAATTGATCTGCGCGTCCTGCGACAGCTCTAACTCCTCGGAATAATCGACGATCGGAACCGCATAAACGTCTACCCATCCGTGATTATTCGGAGAGCCGACGTTATAACGGATCCTCAGTCGATAATTTACCGATTTGAGCATCTTCACGAGCCCGTCATAAAGTGTGCAGTATCGGTCGAATTGCCAGTTACTTATCTCCGGCCCGTCCGTCACGGGAACCACAAAGAGGCCGCCGAATTCGGGTTCTATAAGGCTTTTAAGGATGCTGTTGACCGTCCCGCTTGCCGTCGCGTAGTCCGCATTTGTGGGCGGGATAATGACCTTATCGGACAGCATCCCGCGCCATGTACGTCCCTGAACACAGATCCGGTCAAGTTCCGTATCCGAATAGATCTCGCCAATGATTCCACCGATCTCCGTGTCTTGCACAAAAAGACGGCTCCCGAATGCGAAATCATTCCGCCATTCCGCTGACTGGATCGCCAAAGAGAAGTCTTTGTCGTTGCTACCGTTTATCTGCGCATCGAAATCGGGATTCACCAGACAACGAATCTGCTCCCCTGCCTTATTGGCCAGTATCACGTCCATGCCGGTTCACTCCTCTCCTTAAATATCAGGATATCGACGCCGAAACCGGATGAACGGATGACCTGCACCTTCCCGACCGGAAGCGGGTCAAAGACCGAGACGTCAAACCTTCTGGAATTGAATACGTTGACCGGCGTGCCGTTTACGAGGTATTTCGTTACGGTTCGTTCCCGCGAATCAATGACCATGTACTCCGATGATGCTAAAGCCTGGTACACCTGATAGACGTGCCCGCCGATCGTGATGGCGGGATTGGTGCAGGGCCCGTAGATCGTCATCCGGAACTCGACCGGGCAGAAATGCTCTATCTCCCAATAGAGAGAAAGTCCAGTCTCCGTCATATAGTCGAATTCATAATCAAATTCGTAATCGAACCCGCCTGACGTTTCCCCGCCTTCGCTGACCGCTCCAAACGATTTTAGCGCCTCCTGTGACCACAGCGGATAGGGGCAGTAGAATTTGATATCATTCAACGTCCGCGTCCCCGAGTCGTTGGAATACGTTTTTGACGCCACGGGATAGCAGTCAATCGTGTAATCATTGCAAATGAGCTTTCCGGGCTCTTTCATCTGCACATCCCGCTCCATATCCTCATGGAGCGCGTCGAGAAGTTTCTCGCGCTGTGAACGCGCTCCGGGCAGGGCGAGCGTTGCCTCGTAGGTCTTCGCATCTCTTCCGAACTGCGAAACATTCACGCCGATGGCCTTCTCTTTTACCTTCGGAGCCCACTCCCAATCATGGAAGCTTGCCGTCTTGAGGTAGTGCCGCTTGAGTGTCAGGTCATACTCGTTTCCAGATGATGCCCTATAAATCATGCGAACCTTACCCCCATTCCCGTTAAGCCGCGCTTAAAGCTCTTCTCGTTGATTGTCGTCGATACAGTAATATCTTCCATGCCTGTCCGGACTGCTTCTGCAATCAATAGGATGTCGTCCCTTGTGAGCCTGTTGCTCTGCGCCGGAACTGTCGCCGGAGCAAAGCCGGATACATTCGCCGCATCGACAAGCCGCCTTGCCGCACTGGAAAGCGTCGCCTCGACCTCCGGGACCGTGTCCTCAATACCTACGCTGATACCTCTCGGAATCCAGCGACCGACCTCATCTCGGAAGAGACGGGACGGAGATCCGACTTTCAAGGCATCCTTTGCAGCGCTGAGCGCATTCGATGCGAGGTTTTTCAACGAGTCGAACAGCGCACCCGCCGCGCCCGTGATGCCGCTGACGATGCCGCTGACGACATTGGAACCAAGCTCCAGCCAGTTGATCCCTTTGAAGGCATTAAAAGCGTTCTGTGCCGCCGATCTCATCGCGGATACGACATTCGGGATCGCATTGACGATACCAGATGCCACCTTGCCATTTAACTCAATGCCCTTCTGGAAGAACTGTGGCATATTCTGGAGCAGCGTCTGGATCAGCCGTGCGATTACCTGAGCGGTTGCCGCCACGATCGCAGGAAGATTCTGAATGATACCGGATGCGATATTTCCTATCAATTCAACGCCCTTTTGCAGGAACGTCGGCATGTTCTGGAGCAGAAAGGCAAGCGCGCTCGATGCCATATTTCCGAGTGATGTAATCACTGACGGAAGATTTTGCAGGATACCGTTTGCGATTTGGCTGATAGCCTGGATGCCCTTATCCAAAAAACCGGGCATGTTCCCGTCAAGAAGTCCGAACGCCTGAGAGACGCCCTGGCTGATTGCGCCCAACACCGTCGGGAAATTGCTCACGATGCCGAGCGCCAGATTTGTCAGGAAATTGAACCCTTCCTGCATCATCGTCGGGCCGTATGTCATGAATGTCGTACCGATTGACGTAAAAATCCCCTGAATAGCCTGCCATATCAGCGGGAGATTTGCGTTGATCGACTGCGCGAGCGTCCCGATTATGGAGTAGCCCATGCCGATAATCTGCGGAAGATTCGCCACGAAAGTCTGTGCGAGTGACGCAATAATCTGCGCTGCTATCTGAGCGAGTTTCGGAATCGCCTCGCCGATTTTGGACATCATGCCTTTAATGCCTGTCGTAATCATGCCGATGCCTTCGCTGGAATTGCCCGTGAAGATTTCCGCGAGGCCATCCATGACCGACTTGATCGACGGAAGGAATTCCGCAAGCATATTGTTTTTCAGCCCTGTAAAGGCTGTCTGCATATCCTGCAAGCTGTCCTGATAGGCCGCCGCTGCTTTGACTGCTTCGTCTGACATTACGCCGCCGAGTTCATGCACTCGCTGACGCATAGCGTCCGTATCTTCTGCGGAAGTATTAAGCAACGCGCCGAGTTCTGTCGCTCCTCGCCCGAGAAGCTGTCCGGCGAGATATGTTCTTTCTGTCTCGTTGTCTACGTTCTGGAGACCTTTGATCGTTGCGCCGAAAAGTTCTTCCTGAGACATGGACGCGATCTGTTCCTGCGTGAGACCGATTTTCTGGAAGGCTTCGTTGCCGCCCGCGACCGCATTAGCGAGCGTCTTCATACTGGCCTTCATGGTCTCCATACTCGTCCCGCTATGCTGCATGACCGCATCCCATTCCTGATAGGCTTGCGCGGACATGCCCATCTTCTGCGACATCTTATCGATGCTGTCACCGTACGACGCGACGTTGCCGACAGCATCCGTAAACGCTCCGCCGACGGTCGCAATGCCGCCGATTACAGCACCCGCCCCGGCCGAGATAGCCCCGCCGAGACCGCCCAGAAACGAGCCGCCGACGCTCTTTCCGGCAGAATCAGCCTGCGAGGATACGCCTGAGCTGTTGAAGAGCTGAGTCAGCGACCCGCCGCCGCTCTCAGACATCGTTGGCACTATCTGCACATATGCTTTAGCTAATTCAGGCATAGCTCTCGATTATCTCCTTTCTACGCCGTTCGAACTCTTCAGGCGAGTTAAACGCCGCGATATTTTTGTTCTTTTCCGCCTCCTCGCCGAGCAGGATTCTGGCGATGCGCTCCGGAGCATTACGTCCCTTATGCCCGTCCTCTGTCTGTTGCCAGATTAGGATATTGAGCGCGTCGACCGTCATCGCGGACAATAAAAAAGAAGGACGCACCCGGCACCCGGCAAGACGCATCTTAATCCGGCTGTCATCCCGTAAGCCTGCCGCAAGTGTAGCAATCAGCTTAACAGGGAAAGCCCGATAATCATAAATGTGATACGTCTCGGCCAGGTCGCATATCAGCGCGTCCTCGTCTGCCCTGATCATGCCAGCGAGGATTACGAGTTTTTTGCCGCATCCCCCGACATGATTTCCGATATTTCCGCAACAAGTGAGCGCTCGCCCGTGAGCGGGACCCTGCCGTGTTCGTTCCGCAAGTGCTCGTACAGTTTCTGTTTCTGCTCTGTTCCGAGAAGTTTGTTCATGGCTTTCATCATAGACGTTGCGTTGCCCTCATCTGCCTCGATCAGTGCGTCGAGCAGTTCCGCGTCGTTCATCGCCTCGTCTGTGATTTCATATTCGAAGCCTGTCGAAGTAGTCCCTACCTTGCTCATACATTACGCTCCCTTAAAATATTCGTAGTGTGTGTTGCCGTCACTGTCTGCCGATGCCGCAACCGTAACGCCGAGCATAGCAGCTTCATTCGGCTTGTACGTGATGCTCTCTGTCTCGGATACAACGCCACTCGGAATGACGATCCTGTGCAGACCGCCTCCTGTCGTTATCATGTCGATAACGTAGCTCATCGGGTCGGCGTCGTCTGCGTTCACTTTGACCTCGATTCCTTCCGCGATCGTGCCGGTCACGTTGTCGTCGCCGTAATAGACCTTGAGGGCTTCCGTGTTGAGAATCTCAAGCATCGCGAATTTGAACGCATCCGTTCTGGAAGTCCTCGGGCGCATAACAACGTCCTGCTCCCACGACTTGATCTCTTCGGACTCAATTGAGCCGTCATACTCGACGCCATCCTCGGAGATGTAGCCGACATTTTTAAAAGCGGCGTCAAGTGCTCCGTCCGCCGTTGTCGGGAGAGCTGTGCCGACCGGAGCGCGATAAATTGCGCCGCCGACCTTCGGCTTGCCGACTGTTGCAAGAGCTTTGTTATTGCTCATAATATCCTCCTTACTCGTGCACTATCTCGAAGAGCGCACCGTATCTATACTCTTTTGACGCCGTGTCGGTGTCGTTATATGTGGAGTTGAGCGATACATTCGAGATACCCTCGACCGATACCGCTTGAAACATGATGTCAATTACAGCGTCATTCAGCACGGACGCCGCCGCCTTGCTCTCTCCGTAGCTGTCAACGACCACAGATGCCGTCTTGATCAGATTGGAGATCGACCCGCCTGTCCGGTCGACAACAAGCATTGTCTTCGGTCTGTTCTCGGGAACTTCGCCGTAGACCGGGATGCTCGGGAGCTCAGCCGACAGATATTCGATAACCTTTGCCTCGATATTCATTAGCCGCCTCCGATTGCCTTCTGAAGTGAATGGTCGTTCCGAGTGGAATCGCGAGCGCCCTTTGTCGCCGGATAGACAATCCCACGGATGCGGCTCCCCATGATGCCGACCTCTGACGCATAGCCGTCTCCAGCCGAACTCTTGACCTGTGCAGTAGCCTGTTCAATCAGCGAGGCCACCGCAGAGGATGTAAAGAGTTCATGCAGACCCGCCTTATTCATCTCGATTTTGACATCACTCATAGCGCTCGACCTTCACTTTCTTGTTCCACTTTAACGGGATGTTCTCTTCGATGCCCTGCGTCGGCTTGCCGATGACTCGGAAGATGTCGCCGAAAAATCCGACCTTCCTGCCTTCCCATATATGCGTGTCTCCCTTCGGGATTGCAAGGGTATACGCAAGCATGCGGCCTGACAAGTTAAGTTCATCAACGACATCCTGAGAGGACGGCTCGCCAATGAGAACATCGCCCACATCGACCGCCGTTTCCGCATACACAGGCCGATTAAAAGCATCGGTGCCTGTCTGTGTCCGCTCGTAGAGCTGTATAGTTATTCCGTGGATTCTGTTGGCCATAAGTCAATGCTCCCGTATCTCTGCCTGCGAAGTCCGAGCCGCTTCAGGTCGTTCCGCATGATTGCGCCACTGATGCCGCCGCCTGGTATCGCATATGTCCCGCTCCATGAGTAACCGAGAGCCGCCTGCGACTCCTGCGTCATCGGCTCAGTGTCGAGATTCTGACGCAGGACGCGGACAGCAACGTCAACCGTTACGATTTTCACAACGCTCGCATAGGCTTCGCTCTTAACGATCATCTCGTCAATGTCCTTGCCTACCTTCTCAGCCTCGAAGCGCAGAGCGTTGGAAATATCGGCCAAAAGCGCTGTTAATCTCGCCTGCTCCGATTCGCTGTACACCTTACCGGTCAAGGCCGCGACATCTTCAAGCGTTGCAAAATCGCTCATATTTCACCTCCGGCCGATTATGCGTGGTCTCTGACGATCTTACGGAATGCGTCGGTCGTCGCGATGAATCCGACCTCGATCTCTGCGCGGATCGCGAACATGTTGCGCTCCCAGAGATTGACCTGGGAATTGGAGATCGTCAGAGTCGCCTGATCGGAGATAGATACATCAACGCCCTGTACGATTCCGTAACGAGCCTGCGCCCAGTCGCCTGCAACGCCGAGAACATCCGGATTGGTCGCGTCGCCTACGCCGTAAACACCGCGAGTATAGTAGACCGGCTGACCGAGCAGTCTCGGGATGCCGCCTTCTGCGACGTTGTTAACGAACAGCGGACGCTTGTTGTTGTCTTCGGCGAGAAGCATCTCGCCGCGAGCCTGCGGAGACATAGCATAGCCATTGACCGCATAGCCTGCCGCCGCGATCGCAACGTCGGAATTGACCAGAGCCTTGTAGAAGCTCTTTCCGGTGCCGCTGATCGTCTCGGCCGCGCATCCGGTCAGAACGTCAAAGCCTGTGCCCGGCGCGGTGCCGTGGAAGATTGTCGCATCAAATTTATTTCCGAGCACCTTCGGGAGTCTGGAAATGATCTCAGTATAAAGCGCCTGAGCGTCGCGCTTGAACTGATTCGAGAACGGAACGATGACGGCCAGCGTATAGCCCTTCATGTTCTTCTGAGAAAGTGTCGGATTACTTACCGGTTTTGCGTTGGTCTCATCGACCCAGTTTGCCTCCGGATCACCTGCGATGACCGGAATTGTAAGCCCTCTGCCCGGCAGATTGATCGGTTTTGCAAGCCGCATGATCGCGGACTCTTCCTGCACTTTTGCAATAATTTCCGCGCTGATCTCTGCGGGAAGCGTAATATTTGTTCTGTTCGTGTTGATACCTGACATAATTAACCTCCTTATGTCGATAATACCGAATTAAAGAAATTGGCGAATTGCTCGCCTGTTGATTCTCCGGATGATCCACTGCCGAGCGGAGCGGGCTGATTCTGGCCCGCCGCATATGCGGCAAACTCTGACGCGAGCTGCTTAGCGTCCTGCTTCCATTCGTCGGCATTGTTTCCGCGAAGCCTTCCGGCCTGTTCGTACTTCAATCCTGCCGCAAGTGCGATCTGGATCTTCTCGTTCTCGGCCTTGTATTCTTCGCCCTTAGCAATCGCCGCGTCCTTTTCCGCGAGAAGTTTCTCAGTAGATGCAGCCGCATTCTGGAGTTTTTCGACCTGCTTATTGAGGTCTTCGGTGAGCGCCGCGACCTCTTCCGGGGTCTTCCAACCCTGCTCTTTTAGCGATGCTTCAAATTCTGCCGCGTACTTTTCGCGGTCTCGTTTCAGCCGTTCCGATATGGCGGCGTTGAATTCTTCCTGAGTCTCGATAACTTTAAATTCTGACATTGTTTATTACTCCTATCCCGATTAACCGGCCGGTATCCGTAAAATAAAAACGCCGAAAGCCTCATGTATAGACCTTCTGCGCTTTTCTCTCTGCCTTTGTTTCTGAGCAAATCCAGTGCGCAAGAATCATGCTGTCTAGCAGTGCAATATCAGCCCCGTCTAGCGTGGACTGATACCCGAGCCCGCCGTTAGCTCCGATTTTCCGGCGCTCGCAGTTCGATACGACCTGCGTCACTGCTGACTGGTGCATGTGTTGGAAAGTGCCGTTTTCCATCGCCATGTCAAAAAGGCTGTTCGCCTTGATAACTTGTGCGACGGTTACCTGTTCTGGCGCTCTCCTCTTCAATCCTGCGTCTTTCATTGCGTCAATCAGGACATCGACGCCATTCTTTCCGTCAACGACTGCCTTGCTGATGTCTGCGTCACGAAGGAAACAGACAATCCAGTTTATGCCGTCTCTGATGGGCTTACATCCGACGACCTCGGCGAAGATTTTCCCCTCCGAAGTTCGGACCGCCACGGCAAGGGCGACGTTTGCGCCGTCGCTGCCGAATTTGATTCCGGCGAAAAGATGACCCCGCATCTGCGGTAGTTTCTCAGTCTGCAACGCGTCCCATTCGTTGCGGCTGATGGCTGACTTCTGATTATACTTAATCCACAAGCCTAGCCTTTGAATATTAAAATCAATCTGATCGTCTCCTATTTCGGAGCGGATCGTGCGTTCTTTGAGCACCGTTCCGAGCGACGGATTCGTTTCATACCAGAGATCTACATCATCCATTCTGGACAGCTCCGGAACAGACCATTCAGCCCACCCGGATGCATAAGACCCGCCGCCGAGGACGTTCTTGCGGAAATTCGGGAATACCGTTCCTGCGCTGATTGCTGTCGGAGGAGTTCCGAAGAGGATTGTCTGCGGATTAGGGGAGTCAGTAACGACATATTTCAACGCCGTTTCCTGTGCAGGTGTGTATTCCTGCGCTTCGTCGATAATCAGTAGGTCGTAGCCCTCGCCGAGTCCTCCGGTCGATGTCCTCGTTCTGAATTCTATCTTTGCACCGTCGGCAGTATAAAGATGTTCTTTACCTGCCGCCTTATAGGATGATGTGACATTGATTCCGACCTTTGCACAGAGCCGGTCGAGACGTTCCCAGATAGAATGCGCCGTGCTGACTCTGTGTGCAGTATAGAGGATTTTCTCGCCGTTCTTCAGTCCCCAGATGCACCGAGCAAGCGCCATCTCTGACTTGCCGTTTCGCCTGCTGACCGAATAGCCGAACTTCTGATGAACCCACAAGCCCTCATCATCGACCGCCATAATGTCGTATGTGAGAGCCTCCTGCCACTCGAGTATGTCGTTTTCAGATTGATTGTAAAGCGCTACCGCTTCAGGCCCTTTTGTGTCGTGGTAAGGCAGTATAACGGACGTCGTCGGCTCTTTCCTTCCGACTCTGTCCATACCTTACCTCTTATCTTTTGCGGGGTCTTTATTCCTGTTCATGCCCTTCTCCTTATCACAGATTGCGCCATTCACCCGCGCGGTTTGCCCATGTGCGGGTTTTTCCGACCTCATAGGTAATAAGACAGCCGCATCCCGGATGCCGCTCAAATGCTCCGTCTGCGAGCGCTTCCGCATAATCAGTCCATTCGCCCTCACGATCAAGGCACCACTGACACGGCTCTTTTCCGCCATGCAGACCGACGTGATCATATTTGCGGACGATATGGACCTTCAAGCCCATGCTCTCATGCGCGGAGGAGTTTCTGCGGATGGATTCGTCGACATTGCTGACCGAATTATTAACAATCAGATTCCGGATATATTCCGGAGCGACATCCTGCGCGGAATCCGTAATAGCGGTCGCAATACTCCCGGCTCGTTCCTGGTTGAATTCAGGCTCGAGAACTCCGAGCCCGTCAAGCCCTGCAATCTCATTGATATTTGCCTGTACGCGCCGACAGACTCGGGATACTTCCGAATGTGTTTCGCGAAGCATGGCCGTCAGAATTTCCGAAAGCTCATCCTGCGGAATCTGTGATATATCTCCCATCCTGTTAAGCGTCGCAAAAAGTTCCTCACCCGCCGCCTTTGCGAATGCCTGCGCGTCCGCATACGTGGCGGCCTTCTGCGCGAACCGTTTCAGCGTCGCGCCATTCCGGAGGTGGTTCCGCAACGTGCGAACGAATTGTTCTACATCTGCCATAATTAGATACCTGTCAGCTCGTTAAGCTTCTCTTCCGTGAAATAATTCGGGAACGATGTCTGTATCTTCTGAACTGCGTCGCCAACACCCGCAAGGCTCGAAATGTCCGGCTCGAAAATCGGAAGCCAACGCACTTTTGTCTGATAGAGCTGATTCCGCTTGTATTCCTGACCGTCTCGGAGACATGCGCCGAGGTATCCGGCGTTAAGGAACCCAACCGAGAAATCCCGCTGCGCCTTCCGAGCCATGAGCCGGAGTGATTCGTGCGATGCCTTGATTGCCTCATAGCTCGAAGGATTGTCCCCGGGGAATCCCAAGTCGTCAAGTGTAAGCCCTGTTGCGCCTGCAAAGAGTCCGGCGAACGTCCGGATCTGGTCGAGATGCGGAGCCATGCTTTGCTGATCAAACTGCCCGACTGTCGGCTTTTCTCCGTCGTCATCCTTATCGACCCGGAACATCGCGCTCATGGTCGCCTGCCATTTGTCGAAGGGTTCCGCACTCGGATCCATGCCGAGAACGTACTTCTGCGGGAACGAATAGAACTCTGCGGAAATCTCCGACCGTTTGACGGTTCGCGCAGCGCTGTCCTGCAAACTCATGCAGTCTCTGGAAATGCGACTGTGCCCGAACGGCCTCTTTGCGTCCGGACGATAGATGACAGGAACGAGGAGCGGATACGGCGCAGGATGCTTATATGTTCTGACGTAGTTTCCGTTTTCGTAGATATCTGTTTCGTGCGGTCGCAGTAGTGCCTCAATGGTCGGGTTCTTGCTGTCGGGGTCTTTTTCCAGAACAGCATAGCCCTCTTTAAGCATGTTCGTTATTGGATCTATGATGCCCGTCGCATCATATGCGTCAATATTCCGCATGAGCGGGAATCCTGCGTCGTCCTGTGTGAGATACACGAAACTGCATGAACAGATAAGCGCCCCGAGCGTGACGGAATCCGCAAGAACGTCTTTGTTATTCATTTCATAGATGTTGTTCAGCCCGTAAGCGTCATCGGAGAAGCCTCCGAACACGAGACGGTCAGAGAGCGAGTTAACCGCAAGAGAGCACCACCCGAGAACCTGGCTCATCCATGCAAGCTGCGGAGGACTGCTGATCTTCAGGTCATCGACGATATGCTTCATCTCATAATATTCATAACGCTTTTGAATCCTGAATCGCTTGCTTGCGAGCTTCCTTCTCAGGTATTCAATGCCTTTGTAATCTGACATTTCAAGCTCCTTGTGTCATACTGTGTGTTTTTTTGTGCAGTACGGCGGCGGTGATCTCCAGAGTGCCGTGGGTAGGGTTCCCTCCCCGCCCTATTTCGGACGGTACCGCACCCAGTCGCAGTGTTGTTCGAGCATATCGTTAGGTATCAGCTTGTCGTTTTCTTCTGCTTTTCTTGGCTCCATCAAACTGTCCGATTTCTGCCGGTTGCAACACCGGTGGGCGAGCTGCAAGTTGCTGATATCTGACGGATGGCCGCCTTTTGATACGGGAATGATGTGATCGACCGTCGGCGCAAGCGGATGCGGATTCTTATACGAAAAGTCGACAGGCTTTCCGCAGATTCCACAAATAGTTTGCGTCCGAAGGATCTTCATCCGGGCGGCTTCATAGGCTCCCCGGTTTCCGGGAGTACGGTCTGTTCTGCGTGGTGCCGCCATCTCATACCCTCCCGGCAAAATAAAAGGACCCGGCTGCCGCACCGAGTCCCCGAGGAATTACGCGAATGAAGGGAATGATCAGATTGCCCTACTTCGACGTTACCATTGTATCATAACCATAGTGAATAAAAGTGAACATGTTTATGGAATTTGAAAATTTGTTAGTGCTTCGCTCTTGAGTGCCCGCTTAACATATCCCTCCGAATAGTTCATAGCTTCTGCCGCCTCACTCCAGCTCATGCCGTTGATGTAGATATGCCGGAGCAGGATGCGGCTCCGCTGTACAGGCACCGCCTCGATCGCTTGCTTGATTGCCCGTATCTCCGTCAGAACGAGCTGCCTGCGCTCCTCGGTCTGTGCGAGGAAGCCGTCCAAGGTCGCCGCGTAATTGGCGAGGTCGGCTTTGTTGTCGCCCGATCCATGAGGCATGCCGTCGTATGAGATACCGCCGGGCAAAGCCTTGAGGCGAAGCTGCGCAAGTTCCTGTTCCATCTGTTCAAGCTCCTGCAAGTCCCACTGGTAGCGGCGCAGGTAGTTTTCTTTTGCCTTGTTCTCTGGCGTCATGTCTCCACCTCCGCGCTTACAATGAGCTTGATGAGGTCGTTGAAGCTCTCGCTCACTACAAGATAGTCCTCGTTGTTTCCGCCAGTGAAGGAAATCGTACTCCCCTGTATTGCGTCCACGTTGTC